CCTGTTCAAGCCATGAATGTAACCTTCCAAGGTAGTACAGCATTAGTTCAGTTTGCGTCAACTAAGAAATTTGTACTTTCTGGTCTTCATCCTAAAAGTTCTTTCCAGCATGTTATGAATGCTCCAAATGTAGAACGTTCAAGTCCTATACAGATGCTAGGTTCCATAGAGTCATTGAGAGGTGGAAAGCAGAAGTCGTCGATGCGTCCTTCTATGTTGTATGAATTTTTTGGTCATCATGTTCCCGAACTCCGGGCACCAACGTTGAAATCCAGAACAGTTGTAATTGAAGGAAAAGAAACTTGGCTTGACCCTAACCTAGTTTGTGCTGGAACGATTATTTCTTCTACAGTTAATAATCCGGTGTATTCCTTTATGCAATGCGCTATTTATTTAGCTGACGAATTGTGGAAGAAAGCATTGACTATGAACCGTATGACTTTTCCTGGTCCACTATCTATCCATGAAGCTGTTAATGGATGTCCTAGATTGGGAATTAAATCATTAGTTCTAGATTCTGCTGCAGGAGCAGAGTTTCCGGGATTGAAGAGTGATTGGGTATATGGAAATATTGGTAACCTTGTCCTTCATGAGGAAGTATTAGATGCTATTGATTACATTTTATCTGAGATTGATAACGATCGAGTTCCTTACCAACTTTGTAAGTGGGCTTTAAAAGGAAATGAAGTTATTAAATCCTCAAAAGATGATATTGGGAAAGTTCGGGTGTTTTCCGTAGTTTCAATGGCTGTGCAAGTAATAGGTAAGATGTACATTTCTCCTGCTGCTGCTTGGAGTCGAGAACATCGGGATGTATTTCCATGTAAGTTAGGAATGAATGCGGCCTCACCAGAGTGGGATCTCTTTGCTGGAAGATTAAGTAGATTTGTAACTGAAGGAAAAGCAAAACGAATTAATGTTTTTAGTGAAGATTATCCTACGATGGATAAGCTTATGGATCAAGTGAGTACGTCTTATGCTGTCGTTGAAAGATGGCAGCAAAAGGCGGGTTATTCAGAACGGGATAGAAAAAGAACACTAGGTTTGGCCCAAATGAGTCAGCAACAAGCATTTGTATCAGAAGGGGCATTAGGAGTTAGTAAAATAGCTCATGCTTCTGGAGATACAGAGACTGGATTTATTAATTCTAAGTATGATGCTACTCAACAAATCTGGGTGTTTTACAAAGCTCTGAGTGAAGTGAGACATTTAGATATAGAAGTTGATCTCCCGATGATGTTTGCTAGTGTTCCTTTCTTTGATCATGTTGAATTAGGAGATCTAGGAGACGATAATATCAAAACGATGAGTGATTCTGCTACAGAGTTTTATACGGATGAACGTAGTGCTCGTGTATGGAATTCCGTAGGATGGAAGATGAGCGATGCAGCGGATAAGAAGCAATCTCCTAAGATGCGACATAGCTTAGAAGAAACTTCTTTTTTGAAAAGAGGTTTCCGTAAAGACCCTATATTAGGTTATGTTGCTCCTTTAGATATTAATTCTCTTTGGAAAGCTTTGTGCTGGACAAGTCCTAGTGAGCTTTCGGATTATGACCGTTCCGTAGCTTTGCTCCAAGAATCTCAGAGAGTTGCCTTTCTCCATGGCAAAGAAAAATTTATAGAGATACAAGAAGAATTAAAACGAGCTTCCTGTAAAGTCCGATTCAAAATGTTCATTTATGAAGATTTGGAAAAGGAATATCTGTTATGTGCGCAAGAACAGCGTCCATTTATGGAGAGTTTCGTTTAGGGGTGTGCCGTCCCCGGTATTTTTATAATACACAGGCAAATAATTTTAATTGTTTGCTTAGGCAAGCTTTAAAATAATTTGCTAGAGTTTTGGATCCGATGAGGATTTCTCTACTGTGGTATTTTCCAAAAAAAAAAAAAAAAAAAAAAATAGAGAGAGAAC